CCTTGTGTTTTTAAGTAACGAATAACAACAAGCCCTGAACCACCATTACCACCACGATTATTTCTCATGTAGTGAGAACCACCGCCTCCACCACCACCAGTGTTAGCACCACCATGACCACCTTCGCATTGAGCCCATGTACCTGGTAGCCCACCGCCACCTGGTTCACCAGAGTTAAGAGCAGATCCACCGCCTGGTTGATACCCTATTGCACCACCACCTCCACCACCGATTCCGCCATCTCCACCTCGATCTGAATAACCAGATCCACCACCGCCTCCACCCCAATAGTAGTTCACGCCCAGTATACTATTTAATACACCAGCACCACCGTTTGGTTCATTAGGTCCATCACCACCAGCTCCTCCAGCACCACCGCCACCACCAGAGTAATATGATCCACCTCCGCTATTTCCACCACGGTTACCCTGTCCTGAAATACCAGTTCCACCAGAAACTGTGGCGCCTGCAGTATATCCTGTTGCACCTCCTCCACTACCACCATTACCACCAACGCCAGTTAGAGTATAACCATAATAACTACTACCTCCAAAACCACCACCTGTGGCAGTTATGGATCCAAATACAGAATTTCCACCTTGAGTAGCATTCACACCAAATTGATGTGCGTCAGCTTGCCCCTGAGTACCACCTTCAGGTGCACCATTTCCTCCTGCGCCTACCAATACTGTATATGATGCTCCTGCAGTAACAGCTAGTACTCCAGATAAAACACCACCGCCTCCTCCTCCTCCACCCATATCCATACCACCACCACCGCCTCCAGCGACTACAAGATAATCAACGTTACCATTAAAGTTAGGAACGAATGTGCCAGAAGTAGTGCAAACATGATAGTTATAGAGAGCACTATTAACACTGCTTGGTCCTGATGAAACACCCATTGTTATTCTCCAGAAGGAAGAACTGATGAAGATTGAATCACAGATATCGAGTCCTCACCAGAAGGAAGCACTGATGCAGATTCAATCCAAGATAGAGATTCCTCGTTCCAAATGTAATTTTTATCACCATCTGGTTTTTGTGTAGGTGCATCCCATTTACCATTGACTTCATCTAAGATCCATGACTCAAAAGTTTTTGGTGGTACAAACATATCAAGATCTGGAAAATACACATATCCAATACCAGCGTAATTTTCACGAATGGTTGAGTTATAAGAAGTTTGCACCCACGTTGTTGGGTCTCCAGCTGCACCAGATTCGATAAAATCTTGTTCTGCTACAATCACATTTGTGACTATGTTATTTTCTATTTTTGCGTAATGTGCCATATTATATTCCGTACCTTCCTCTTAATGCTTGAAAGTTTTGCTGGACTTCTGCTGCTGATAGAGATCTAGTATATCTCGACACTGTTGCAATAGAACCAGGAAAATATCCTGCCCATGATCTACCAATAACATCAACAGGATTATTATTGCCAGAAGTTGAGTTTGCAACATTGACGTCCAGTATACCATCAACATACATGTCCATGGTGTTGTTACTGTAATTCACCCAAGTTAACATGTGCCAATTGTTATCATTTACTGTTCTTACTCCAAGTTTTTGGACCCATCCACCTTGATAAGTCCAATAAACAATTTTTCCACTATTAACACCTAACATCGAGTAAACTGGACCACCACTAATATTTGAAAGTATTGAACCACCACCTAAATCATTTGTGGTAGTTGTAGTTTTCATCCAACAACTAACTGTCCATTCAACGTTTCCATTCCCTAATGTAGTGTTTGGTATAGAGAGATAATTAGAACTACCATTAAAACTAAACGTACCATCAATTGCGTATGTTAAACTGGTTGCTGTGATTGTGTTGTTGTTCGTGAGGTCTCTGATTGCTTGGGTGTTACTTCTAGATCCATTGACGAATGGAGTTACATAACTACTTGCTTCAATTTGTGGCATTGTAACTTCCCAACTAGAATTATCAGCATTATTTGTACCACCCCAACATATTAAATAAAATGTCATTGACGTTGTAGTGCAATTTAGAGTAATACTAATGCGCTGCCATTGTCCAGGTAGTGTTCTATTAGTAGCACTTGCACTATCTCCTCCACCCCATCCTGAGATATAAACAGCACCACCAGTTACATTACTAGAACCACCAATCCATTTAATCCATGCAGAGAATGTATAAGTGCCAGTAGATGGAACCGTAACTGATTTGTACACTCCGTTCCAAGATCCCACATTATCCATACGATAACCAGTAGTACCAAACTGAGTTACGAATTGTGCTGGTGTTCCATTAGCAGTATTAGAATAGTTATTCCAACCAGCCATCGTGTCTGCGTTTGCGACGTAATTCGTGGTAGGTTGACCTTTCCAAGACTTCTGTGTATTGGACATGTCTGTGTATAGCACTAGACCATTAGTGACTACTGAGGGTGAATGAATTAAACTCATTACCAAAGTTCCTTAGGACCTGTCATATACTAAATCTTCCACGCACTGCATTAAAATTTTGTAAGATCTCAGAACTTGATAAGACTCTATTATATAAACTATAGCACGGCATAGCTCCAACAAAGGCGTAATTGCCATTAGAATATCCTCCTACACTAACTCCATTGGTTGTATTTTGTCCTGCAATAAAATTATTGTCACTCAATATTTCAACACCATTAAAGTATAATTTTCTAGTGTCTCCATTGTGCGTAGCGACTATATTAGACCAAGCATTTACGTATGATGTACTACTATATGAAGACGTACCATCACTACCGCCTGTTCCTTGTGTCCTAAACACTAATGGAGAACAGTAATAAATTTCCCAAGAACCATCCCATTTTGTCATTGCAGTACACACAGCGCTGCTTATTCTTAACCACATTGACATAGTCATACCGTTTTGACATAAACAATCTTTTAAAGTAGCACTGTTTGCTATATTAACAACATTGTTTGATGCTCCATCAGATCCTCCTAAATGTCTATCAAACATCATCCATTTTGTGTTTGTGTCATATCCACTTACAGATCCTGCTGAAGGACCTGTAAAATTGCTCATAGTACCATGATTATTATTTCCGCTTATATCAAACCAAGTATTTCCAGTTCCTGGATAACTTTTAGAATTCATCGAATCTAATAATACCGTAAGTCCATTAGTAACAATTCCAGGACTATAATTAACTGCCATCATTTCTCCAATAATTTATTTAAAACACTCTCAAGGTTTGCTATGCGTTCTTCCAATGAAGCGATCTTAGCATCTTGACTCACTACTCTCTTAGCCAATTCAATGGCAGAAACTAAAGCAGCATTACCATAAGCTAAAGCTAGAGTACCGTCAGCGTTATCGCTAGTGACAACAACTTCTGGAAGTAGTTTTTGCCAATCTTGCGCACTCGCACCAGCTTGTCGAACATTAGTATCTATACGAGTATAAGTACCAGATTTAACGTTAGCTAAATCTTCAACAAAAGTTTCTGGTAATGTATTCCAATCAGTTTTTAATCTTTCGTCTGAGAAAGCTGTGACGTTACCCGCAGCAGTGAGGTTACCTGTGCTTGGTTGGAATGATATTTTTGTAGTAGATATTATAGTACCATCATTACCAGAAGTAGCATCATGCATCGAAATATAATGCGTTGAAGTGCTTGTAGTATTGTCTGTTAACCCTACGTTGATTGCGTTGACGGCGGTGCTGGCGGTGGTGGCGTTGGTGGCGGTACCAGCGGTAGCAGAAGATCCACTTACGTTGCCTGTTACGTTGCCTGTTAGTGGTCCATTAAAACCAGCAGCAAATACTGTGCCGCTGACACCAACACCACCAGTTACTCTTAAAGTTCCTGTTGTGGTGCTGGTGGATGTGATGTTTGCACGAGCAAATACTTGACCAAGACTATCTATTTCAAGCCTAGATGTGTGCGTCTGTAATCCAGCCCCTGAGGTTGTTACACCAGATGTATAGAATCTCATTGTGCCGCCAACACCAGTGCCAGTACCTCGACCAGCAAAAAGCATTAAATCGGCACCAGCTATGTTAGTGCCCTTTGAATCGCCACTATAAAGTCTAGCTTGACCACCATCACCAAAAGCAGCAGTGCCTCCTGGTAGTGACAAACTAGCACCAAAACCACCTGATGCAGAAGTATTATTACCACCAGAGATTGTTACAGCACCACCATTCTTGCCAGCTGTTGTAGAAGCTGAAGTTCCTCCAGTAACTGTTACAGCACCGCCAAAGCCGCTAGAAGAACTATTACCGCCTCTAAAAGAAATAGCACCAGCATCACCAGTGGCATCTGTACCAGTAGATGCAGCTGGTGTAAATCCAAGAGCAGTTGTTACTTGACCAGATGTCAGAGTGAGTGTGCCACCTAAGGTAAGGTTGCCTGATCCAGTGACCGTACCAGTTAGTGTTAAACCGCTAACTGTTCCTGTGCCACCTACGCTAGTTACAGTACCTGTGTTGGTTGTGTAACCACTAGGGTTTGTTGCAGCATAGGCACCAATCTCAGCTAGTGTCCAAGAGACATCAGCGCTGTGGTCAACTGCCTTTCCAGTATTACCAATTGTTAATGTTCTAGAAGTAACAGTACTTGCTGTGCCTGATAATGCGCCACTAAACGTAGTTGCATAAGCAACACCAGCTGCCATACGTAAAGTCCAATTACCAGCTTGATCTAAAAAGCCAATTTCATTACTAGTATTAGCATATACATATCCACGCAAAGCGCCTAGATGGCTTCCAGTATAAAGTCTTATGCCACTAAAGGTAGTTGTGCTAGACGCATCCCAATAACCATTAGTTTGAGAAGACCAATGTTGTGTTGTGTTTTCATTGTATAAGCCAGTATTATTGGCATTGTTTCTAAACCAATTATTAGCATATACTTGGTTAAATGACGGACTATCGCTAGTTCTAACTGCTTGATTTAAATAACTAGCAAATTGATAACCGTCCCACAAGTCTGCGTTAAGGTTTGGAACTACAGTTATTGATGATACCGTTAACGGAGCAGTTCCAGTTGCAACAGTAGAAACAAGAGTACTACCTTTAATAGAAGTACCTAAGATTGAACCGTTAACCTGTAGCTTATCAGTGCCATTATCTATTCCACTACCCAATACTAAGTTACCAGAATACTGAGCGATTTTAACAAGACCTGTGTCAAGAACTTCAATGCTAGGTATACCCGAAACATCGTTGGCACTAAAGATAGTACCAGTCATTGAATCTGTTACAGAGAACAGCTGACCACTGGTACCAACAACTTCAAATGGTAATTGTGGAATTGATGTATCTGTTTCTCCACCACCAACACGAATGCGTCTAGCAACAGTTAAGTAACCATTTGTAGTAAGCGCCATTGCGCCTTGGGATGTGTTGTGATTAGAATCGCCCCACCAAAAGCCACGATCGTCTTCATCGTTAAACTGGAAAGTCATAGCATAATCGCTAAGACCACCATATTGAACATCTGCCTGCATGCCAATTGAATATAAATTGCTATCCCAAACTCTTAATTTATCTCGTGTACTGGCTGTACCAACAGATAATCCACCAGAGAATGTTGAATATGTACTAGTAGTAGCACCACGACCAGTTACACTTGACAGCGTGTCTGTTTCAGAATACGAAGTTAGATAACTTACATTTGATCCACTAGTTACGTGACCTGTAGCATTAACTGTGACGTTATTGTAAGTTCCAGCTGTTACACCAGATGTAGCGTGGCTCAACGTCACTGCACCAGTAGATGCACTTGCCACTATTGGTGACGTAGCTGAAATAGAATCTACTTTAGTACCAGTTAAATATGTGCTAGTATCAATAGAATAAGTGTCTGCCGTTGCTGTTCGTCTAATGAATCCCGCACCAGCAGTAGCCATTAGTGTGGCAAGGTTTGTAAGTGCTGGACCTACAACTGCTTTAATAGTTCTATTGGTAGAAGTGTTTGCACTATACGCACCACTCAATTCAAGAGTGACGTCAGTATTAGTTGCGCCAGCAGTCTTAGTGGTAACAGAAAGAGTACCATCACCAACCGTAGGTTGAGATGCTGCAATTGTGTAGTCAGTACCACTTTGAGTTATTGTTACGTTTGAACCAGCAAGTAAAGTAAGATCACCTGAGTTATAAGTGCCTGATGCAGTTCCTCTTAAACGAGTAACCGTGTTCGTGTCGGTGTCGGTATCAGTCCAAGGTACGTTAACAACCATCTGATTTGCAGAATTGAACTGAACGCCATATGTTCTAGAAGCTGTTGCTGAGACCGCATTGGCAGCAACGGTCTGCACTGTATCGCTGAATAGTTCTACTCCACCTAAAGCAGTTGACGTAGCTGTTGGTAAAGTATAAACAGTATCAGTCCAAGGTACATTTATTACACCTTGGCTAGCCGCATTTAGTTGAAGCCCATATGTTCTAGAAGCTGTTGCTGATACTGCGTTAGCTGCAACTGTTTGAGCTGTGTCACTAAACAATTCTACTAGACCAAGAGTTGTAGAAGTTGCGGCACTATATGTAGTGTTTGTGTCAACTACGGTTTCAGTACCAGTAGTATATGCAGTGACGTGACCGAATGTATCGAATGTTAAACCAGTTACATAAGTTCTTCCAGAAGCTGTTAAAGTTGCAGCACTCGAAGTATCAGTATGACTAAACTGTGTACCGTTTAAAGTTAATCCAGAACCAGCAGTGTATGTTCCAGCACCAGAGAATTGGGAGAATACTACTCCAGTTGTGCCAACCGTAGTAACAGGGTCAGGCAGAACCCAACCAGTGTCGTTATACAGTGTACCTTGTTGAACGAATGTAAAATCACCGCCGCCCATTTCGGCAGATGTATTGAAATCTTCAGCTCTTGTTAATACAGTGCTGCTTGTGTAAGTGTAAATACCATTGTGCGCAGTATTGGCTTCAGCACGAACAAGGATTCGAGTTCCTACTGTTGCGATATTAACGCCATCGATAACACCATATGTTCCACCTGATACTGTGAGAGTTGCACCAACTCCACTTGTTCCATTGGCATATGTTATTGTTCCGCCAGTAATAGAAGTTAGCGTTCCAGGAGTGGCTACAAGACTTGGTGCATGTACATGCAAACCTTGGGCGATACTATCTACGTATTGTTTTGTTACAGCATGTAGCGAACTTGTTGGGTCTGCATGCAAGGTTAAGAACCCTGTCATGGTATCACCAGCAGTGTTCACGAATCTTGAATCTGCTTCTGTCTCAGTATAGTATCTACCGTCAAGATCAAGTGACGTAATTGCAGTAATGTGCCCAAACGTATCAAGAGTGATATCCTGTATAACGTTACCGTTTGCATTATCTACAGAAGCCTGTGAAGACGTATCAGCATGGGCAAGACCAGATGCTTCTTGTACTAAACCGCTGCCTGCAGCAACACTAAACACCGTGCCTGTAAGAGCTATACCGTCACCATCTGTATACGTAGTATTGGTATCAACCCAAGGTACGTTAACAACCATTTGATCAGCTGCATTAAGCTGAACTGCATATGAGCGAGATGCTGTTGCACTAACTGAGTTAGCTGCAACAGTTTGAACAGTGTCTGATCCTAATTCTACTAATCCTAGTGAAGTAGTAGTTGCTTTAGAATATGTTGTGTTAACAGATGTTATTGTAAAGTTTGGATAAGTGCCAGTAATTGACGTTGCACCAGCACCAGTTAGAGCAACTGTTTGATCTGGTGCACTATTGGTAATAGTTGGGTTTCCACTTACACCATCACCGTTTGAAATAGTAATTCCAGTGCTGGCAGTAAGAGTTCTACCAGCAAATGTATCTGCGCCTGTGCGAGCTATAATACCATTCGTGGCAAGATTATGCAACGCTAATGCTTGACCAGTTAAACCTAATGTACCAGTGGTTGTGATTGTACCACCAGTAATACCGTTATTAGTAGCAATTGATGTAACTGTACCAGTGTTAGATGTATAACCGCTAGGATTTGCTGCAGCATAAGCACCTAAATTCGTTAATGCAGCAGCTGCAGAAGTCGCACCAGTACCACCATTGGCGATAGCAACTGTTCCAGATACATTGGCTGCTGTACCTGATGTATTTTGATTTAACGTTGGTACATCTGCAGCTTGAATCGCTGACATAACAACGTCTGTTCCATCTCCACGCAAATATTGACCAGCAGTAACTGAACCCGCAAGGGCATCTATAGCAGCCTGTCGAGTTGTCTGACCAGTACCACCATTGGCGATAGCAACTGTTCCAGATACATTTGTTGCATTACCTGTTAATGCTCCAACAAACGTAGTTGAAGTTACAGAAGTTAAACCAGCAAGAGTTGTGGAGGTTGCACCAAGAGCGATAGCGGTAGAACCAACAGTAACGGAACTGTTTGCTAAGTTGGCGTTGGTTATTCCAGCAGTACCAGAAAGGTTGCTGTTAGTTAAACCGCTGATGGTGTTTGAACCAGCAGCGATTGTTTTGTTTGTTAGAGTTTGTGTGCCATCGAGTGTGACAACAGATGAGTTAATCGCAACTGTGACTGCAGAAGTTCCATTGTAGAAAGATCCAGATAAGCCAGTACCGATTGTTAGATTTGCTTGTGTTACATTGAACGACTTGATTGCGTTCGATGTATTTTTAAAATACAGTTTCTCATCAACATAGTTTAATGCTAACTCACCATATTCCAAATCTCCTGCGACTGGAACTTTAAGAGCCACAGAGGACTTCTTAAGGATAATTTTATTTGGCATGTAATGTCCTAAAAAGGAGAAAGAAAAGGGAGAGTATAGACTCTCCCTATATTTATACTACTTTTATAATAAATTTAATATGTGCCACCATCAATGTTGAAACCGTCCAATGTTGATATAGCTGCGCCAGCGCCGTAGATACTTCCACCGACACCAACACCACCAGTTACAATAACAGCACCAGTTGTAGAACTTGAAGAAGCAGTAGCTGCCGTAAAGGTTGTAGCACCATTAGAAGTTAGTGTAGTAAATGCACCAGTAGATGCAGTAGCGGCACCAATTGTAGCATTATTAATACTTCCACCATTAACTGTAGGAGAAGTAAGAGTTTTGTTCGTAAAGGTCTCTGTACCATCTAAAGTAGCAAGAGTACCTGTAGTTGGTAATGTTATTGAAGTAGTGGCAGTAGTAGTTAGAGATAAACTATGCGCACCAATGTGAGCGAAATTACCACCTAATGTTATGGTCTTACTACCGTTATTAACACCAGTACCACCATATGTTGGTCCAACTAATGTACCCTGCCATACACCAGTAGCAATAGTACCAAGAGTTGTGATTGATGTTTGACCAACGTAAGTTGATGCAATATCTACACTATCAATACCAACAGTAATACGATCTGCTGTACCATTAACATTAAACTCTGTTCCTGAAATGGTTAAACCAGCACCAGCAGTAAATGTTCCAGTACCAGAGAACTGTTGCCAGATGACAATATCTACACCAACAGTTAGTACTTCTTCTGTTTGTACCCAACCAGTATTTCCGTAAAGAGTACCATTTTCTACGAAAGTAAAGTCACCACCAGCCATTTCGGCAGCAGCATTAAAGTCATCAGAACGAGTAAGAACTGTCGCACTAGTGCGAACATACATACCGTTGTGTGCTTGATTTGCTTGATTTTTAACAAGGATTCGATCACCATCAGTTAATGTGTGTCCATCAATCGCTGCTATACCAGCAGAAAGAGTAAGAGTAGCACCAACACCTGCAGTTCCATTAGCATATGTTACTGTACCACCAGAAAGAACAGCAAGAGTATCAGTAGTTGCACAATGTGCAGCTTCATGTATATGTAAACCTTCAGCAACAGTATCAACATAACTCTTTGTTGCCGCATCAGATGCATTTACAGGCTCAGCAATACCAGTAATAATAGAACCAGCAACATCAACTCTACCAGTACCATTTGGGGATAAAATAATATCACCATTGTTATCTGTAGATGTAATTGTATTACCATTAAAGTTTAAATTATCAACTGCTAATTCAGTAATACCAGCAATAGCAGTGGTAGTGGAACCATTGGTTAGTGTTGAAGAACCTAATGTAATAGTCTTAGTAGAAACTGCACCACTAGTAACTGTAAAGTTATTGGTGTCAAACGAAGCAACACCTTTATTAGTAGTAGTAGCATCTTCTGCTGCAATAGTGATAGTATTTGTACCTGCATTGATACTAGTATCAATACCTTCACCACCAATGAATGACAGTGTATCTGTTGCAAGAGCAATAGAGTCTGTACCAGAATCAGAAGCAATACCAAGAGTAGTAGTAATTGATGCTGTTGTTACAGCAGTTAATTGACCTTGTGCATTAAAGGTAATAACTGGAATAGCCGTAGAAGAACCAACAGCAGTTCCTGCACCAGTAACTGTAGTATTAGTTATAGAAACTGTAGAGGTATTAGTGCCATCATTGTTAGTGATAGTGATACCAGTGCCACCAGTAACTGCTCCACCAACTGTGTCATAAATAAATTCCGCAATGCTAGTATTTGCATCGTTAATGTGCAAATTAGTAATAACAGTCTTACCAGTACCATTTGGAGTGATTGCCAGATCACCATTAGTATTTGTGGTACTTAGTGTACTACCATTAAGTTGTAGATCGTCAACTAATAAATCATCAATCTTCTTATTAGAATCTACCAATAAAGCAGAGGTAGCAGTTAGAGTGCCTGGTGTGTGATCTAATAAATCAGTAAAGTACTTACCACCAATAACTGATATGTTTGCAGCAATTCCACTGGTTTCGTTTCCATGTCCAATGTATAGTCTGTCGCCTCCATTATTAACTGTACCTGTACCGTATGTATATCCTAATTCACCGTTGGATAATCCACTTGGTGCGCCAGTGTTTGGTGATCTTTTAATTCTAATTATTGATGCCATTTATTTTTCTCCGTTGATCCGTTAAAAGAATCCACCTTCCATGGTTTGGGACTCAAGTGTTGTTGTAGAAACCCACTTTTGCGTTAGTGTAGAATATACTAATACAGAACCATTTTGTAGATTAGTTACGTTTATGTCTGGTAGCGTTGCAAGTGTAGCATTTGGTCCAGCTGGACCTTGTATACCAATGCCAATAACTTGGCTAGTGCCTGTTGTATTAACTTTTACTTTCATGGTATCTTCGTGATTTCTGGGTTAATAGTTAATATACCTTCAACAACTCGTGTTTTTACGTTAGTCGATGAAACGATTTCAACATCGTATAGGTATCTTCCTGGTCTTATCAAAGATGAATTTGCGCCAGTAAGTTTCAATTGTAATTTACCACTAGTGTTTGGTATGAGTATCAAAGTTTCAAAGGTAAACGCAGTGGCAGATCCATAACTTTTTCTAAATTGAGAATATGCACTAAATCCCGTGAGATTCATAGGTGTACCATCATTATTTTCAAGGTCTAAAACAGATATAAATTCTGAGCCCTGATCAATATAGAGATTAGAAATCGTTGCCATGTTACCTTCTATTTATTTTATTTTATTTTCAAGATCTTTAACTTTTGCATGCAGTTCTTTAATAGCTTCAAAGATCAATCCAGCAAAGTTTCCATAAGCAACAGACATGTACGGACCAGTAGCATCTACAACTTCTGGTAAAACTTTAATAGCATCCTGAGCCAAGACACCAGTCTGACGCTCACCACTATCAGTTCTAGTATAGGTATATCCAGTTAGCTGTTCTACCTTGGCCAATGCATCAGTGATAACGTTTAAGCTGCTCTTAAGTCTAGCATCCGAGAATGCAGTAACGTTTCCAGAAACAGTAAGAGCACCAGTATCTGTTAATTGCAGAATAGCAGCATTATATGCATGGTTCATAACCTGCAGTGTACTAAGGTACGCTCTTATAGTTTTATTAGGACCAGGCTGTCCTGGTCCTACCGCTTCATTACCAATTAATCTAATATTAGCACCATTAATGCCACTGTCATTTACGTCCAATGTTGCCATCTCACCTGAAAACACATTAGGTACGTAGGGTGCTCCACCGTAGCCCGACGTAGTTATCACCACCCCTGTACTAAATGCCTTATTAGAGAATGTTTCACTACCATCTAATGTAGCAAGAGTACCTGTAGTTGGTAGTGTTACTGCGGTATTACCAGTAGTAGTTAGACTTAGTGTATGTGCACCACTGTGCGTGAAGTTACCACCTAAAGTGATAGTCTTAGTGCCGTTGTTAACACCAGTGCCACCGTATGTTGGTCCAACTACTGTGCCCTGCCAAGTGCCTGTTCCAATAGTTCCAACCGAAGTTAGAGAAGAACCAGTAACACCAGAGCCAAGAGTGGTTGCACTTAGAACTGATGTTCCATTAATCTTATAAACTTTACTAGTAACAAGATTTAGATCTTCTGATGAGGTCCATGCAGTAGAAGCACTAAGCCAGCTAAATGTCTTATCTGTCGCACCCTTAAGTGTAATACCACCATTGTTGGCAGTGGCGTCAGTGACACCACCAACATTAAAAGTAATCGATCCTAAAGTCGCATGATTAACAGATGCAGTGAATTGAGTTAAACTTTCAATACTAGCAATTACAGGGCTTGCACCAAATGCACCAGCGCCAGATGTTTTAGTTAATGCTTGCCCAGGGATTAATCCTGCAGTTGTTCCTGTAGTTAGTGTAACAAGTACAGTTCCAGTTGCTAGTGTTGCAACCAACCCTGTTACTGCAGTCACTGAGCCTAGTTCAATATTCTTATCATCTACTGCAACAGTAGAAGAATTTATTGTTGTGGTAGTTCCATTGACGGTTAAGTTTCCATTAATGGTCAAGTCACCTGTTTTTGTTTGTGAACTTGCGCTGGTATCTAAGTAGTAACTACCATTTTGACCATCTAATAGATCAGCATCTAGACCAGATCCAGCACCATCAACTAATTTAATCTTTTCTAAAACATCGGCTGGTGAGTAAGCTGGTGGTAGATCTATACCCAATAAGGTAACTGAGCCAGAAGTAGAACTTGTAGGTGCTATCCAATTTGGTGCTGTTGTGTTAGTAGTTCCTGCAGTAGTCACCTGATAGTATCTAGTTACACGCTTGACAACACCAGAACCAATACCAGAACCTGCTGATGTTGCTGTAAATACAGTTCCATCAAAGTTGCTTGGTGCTCCAGCAGTAGTAGTAGCAGATGTTCTGAAAACAGAGATCCCAGATGGAGTTCCTGCAGTAGTAGTAATTGCTGCACCGCCAACAGTTGCAGAAAGAGTAAACGAGGTAGTTCCGTTTGTTGCAGTGATGTAATAAACGTTTATTTCAGTATTGGAGTATCCTGTGATAGAACCAGTACCATTATTAAAACCTCTAATGTTAATAGCTTGACCAACAGAAAGTGAGGCAGAAGCACATGTAAAAGTTCCGCCAGTACCAGTTATAACTACACTAGTTAATGCTTGAGCAAAGGCAGATGTTATAACATAATTAACGCCAACTTTTAAGAAACCAAGACTTTCTGCGCCACCTCCAGGATACGCATTTTCATGAGTATATAATATTTGTCCTAATGTGTATGCTGTACTTGGAGCCCATGGCACAGCATTAGAAACTGCAAGTGTAGTGTCTCTTTGCAACGACGTAAAGTTGTTGTCTATCTGAGTGTTTGTCAGACCAAATGAAAGAGCTGTTCTAAGATTTAACTGTGCCATTTTTGTTCTTTAAATTATACTAGAATTATTTAGGTTGGGATTTACGCATCATAGTTATATGCTGGTGCTGGATACTCAATAAATTGAACTTCTCTCCAAGAAGATCTTATAAATGGTTCACTGCTTGCTGTTGTTGCTGCGGGTACGTTGTTACTGTACATATTAACCCATTCGTCGTTTTGTCTAACGTAAACGTTTTTAGGTTCTATCCATTGGTTGTTTTGTCTAATATAAACATCATTAATAGTTTTCCAATTACCAGAATATGTACTAAGTGAAGTGGTTTTAGAAGAAAATGCGGCATAACCACTAGTGCCATTAGAACTTGCTGCACCAAAAGTTCCATAATCATTATTCATTGATCCGCCACCAGCACCTGCTGCAACTGTTATTCCATAATTTATACTAGTTCCGCGAGAGCCAGACATTGCGCCCCAGTCTGCATAACCAAAATATCCACTACCGTATATGTTATTGACATATCTAAGATCACCTGCAACATAACCGCCACGCCCACCAATGTGTCCACCACCGCCACCACCTGCGCCACCACCATCATATCTGTGTTGCTGTCCGTCACCACCCATACCACCAGCGCTGCTTATATTGGGATTGCTTTTAGAACTCCAAACTAAAGTTCCTGAATTATTGTAAACTAATGCACCAAGGAATGCTGGACCACCAGAATTTGCACCAGATAATTTTAGTATGTTCAGTCCAGCATTCATACTAAATGTTGTTTCTACATAAGAATTGTAGTTAGATGCGCGAGAATCTTGTGGAGTGTAAAGAACTGCGGTACCATTCACAAAAAAACCACCATAATTATCAACACTTAATCTAACTGTGTAATTTCCAGTATAAGGTGCATTAAATGCCCATGTAAAATTAGCCCATGCCCATTGATAGTATGTGGAATCCCAAACACCGTAGTCATTACCAATACTATTCCAAGCTCCATTACTTCCTGCATCTAGATATGTAGATGGAATACTAGCTGTAGAAGATTCAAGATATGAGTCTCCAGAAAATACTCCAGCTACGCGATTTCCGCCGCCTCCACCACCAGCTCCTCCAGAAGCTACAGCAATTATTTGTCTTTGGCCATTAACTATTTTATACAGTACCGTGGCTGCGCCACCACCGCCACCGCCACCTGAACTACCCCATGGACCAGCATTACCACCGTTACCGCCTGTAAATCCAATTAATGAAGCACCACCTGCTCCACCAGCAGCATAACCACCACTTGCGCCAGCACCACCGCCACCGCCGACTGCAACGTATAAAGTTTCGTTTGCATTTACGTCTACAAACCCGCCAAGTTTATCCCCAGAAGTACCACGAGTCCCTCCAGCAGAATCAGAACCTCCACCACCGCCACCTGCGCCAACTAGAGTATAGTATATTCTAGATGCTGCAGTAACTGTGAGTTGTCTAACTTGACCACTATATGCTAATTGTAGCATTGTTATACCTTAAACCAGATATCACCATTAACAGCACCTGATGGTTCTGAAGTTTGTACAAACTTTCTTGATCCACCCCATTTAGGAGCATTTGCAGCATCTCCAGTAATATTAATAGCCCATGTACCAGAAGCACCTGTACCTGTCTTTGATGGAACATAACCAGTATAGTTTGTATCATCTAGAACTTTCTTACCATATACATATGCAGATGCATCGCCAGTAAAACTCTCATCTGTTATCTTAAACCATTCACGATCACCATCATCTGGTTCATAAATGATAAAGTTTTCACCTTGAACAGAAATAGCTAATTCTATTCCAGCTGCGCCAGCTCCAGTGGTGGTGGTGGTATCATCTAAGAATATTGTAGGGCTAGCGTTAGCAATTGTAATATTACCAGTAAGAGTTCCACCACCAGTGCCAAATTTATTACTGTCTGCAATTGTAATATTTGCAGTACCATCAAAAGATACACCATTGATTGTTCTAGCTGTTGCTAGTTTTGTTGCACTAGCTGCTAGAGTAGCACTGCCTGCCGAGGTGGCAGTTCCAGCTGACGCAGCAGATCCACTAATACTAATTCCCCATGTTCCACTAGCACCTGTACCAGTTTTAGATGGCGCATAATCATTATAGTTGTTGCTTGTAACAATCTTATGCCAGGCACCCCACTCAGCCAAAGTGCCACTTCTAATGAATAAATTATTGTTATCTGTGAATCCAAGTTGATGTGATTTACCGCCAGTCCAATCTGTTGTTGAACCATATTTACGGAAAGTCATTAGACCGTGATATGTTCCACCATCAGTCAATCCACCTGCTAGATCATTTCTTTTAAAGTCAAAAAGAACACCAGGAGATGCTAAAGTACTTGGTGTAGTTACATCGTTTCTTGAATCTGTAGAGACTAATCGAGTGGTAGTTGCTGCAACTCCAGAGATGTTTATATCCCATGTTCCAGAAGGTTTAGCTGTAGTCCAAATAGAACCATTACTAATAAGAATGTTTCCTGAGGAACCAGGAGATCCCATTCCAGTGCCACCCTGACTTGTAGCTAGTGCAGTAGTTAATCCTGTAATAGATGTTATATCAGAGTTAGCGCCAAGTTTAGCTGCATCTAACGCAGCACGACCTTCAGCCACTGTAGTTTTTCCAGTACCACCATTTGCAATTGCTGCAACGCCAGTAATATTACTAGAAGTTCCAGTTATACTTGAATCTGTATATGCAACAGTTTTTGTATTTCCGTTTATGTAGTTAAACTGCCCGACAGTAGTTGTCCAGATATCTCCATTTAGTGGAGTAGTAGGAGCAGTTCCGTGATTCAATCTAACACTTGCTCTAGTAGTAGTAGATGTCGCAAGGTTTAGTTTGTCTAGCATTACTGTTGAACATTTACCTGTTCCAGTACCTACAGCACTACAATAGAAAATAACACCAACAGCGTTTGCTGATGCTCCCATAGCAACCCAGTTTGTTGATCCTAAATCATCAATAATGTATGTTACACCTACAGTAACAGCAGTAGCTACAAACTGTGTAGTTAAGGGTAACTTTGTTTTATCAAAAATGGTGATTGCTGCAGTACCATCAAAGTCTACATCATTGATTTTTCTTTTAGTTACTAATTTTGTTGCTTGTTCAGCAACACCAGATGTTGTAGATCTACCTTCAAAAGAAGATGCAGTTATGTAACGAGCAGTAAAGTCACCATTGGCATCGCGAAGTACAACTGAACTTTTATTTGTTGTACTAGGTAATACGTTATTTGGCTCGTGACCTTGCAAGTATCTAACATCTAAGTTAGACTCAAACCCTCTATTACCACCACTTGTTGGTGCAGCATTTAGGTTTGATCTGATCGTAAGATAGTTATAGTCAACTATACTAACTTTTGTAGCAGTATACGATTCTAGATACGTGAAGTTAGAATCCAACTCAGTGTTGGTTAAGGGAGTAGTTCTACCTACAGCGGTTCTTAATACTAATGGCATTTGTTACCTTTTATCGAGTGCATCTAAAAGCATCTTTTTTATCTCAGCGATATCACGTTTAAGACCTTCAATTTCTTGATCTCTAAAAATTGACTCTTGTTGCTTTTTCTCTAACAATTGTTTTCTTTTAATATATTCTGTATATGCTTTGCTATTGTTATTTATAATAACATTAGTTAGAGGGTCTCTATAGAGACCCTCGTGGTTTTCAACCTTTAACAATTCCATAATTAAGCAAGAGCAATTATTCGCAGATCTGAAATTCTAGGTATTTGTGTAGAATCAGTCGAGGTCATAACAAGTTTAATTGTTATGGCATCAAAAGAAGGTAAGTCATCTAGATCAATCTCGTGTTCAAAGAATGATGAGTCTTTACTCTTTAGATTTGCAGGAACTGTTGTTCTGGCATTTTCATATTCTACAAAGTTAAAGTCTGTTTCAGTTCCAGATGGATTTAATTTGTAGTATACTCCAATATTTGCTGCTGGTGGAACGTCAGCATCAAATTTAATCTTAACTGATGTGCATGGGTTTGCAAATTTTAGTTTACGAGTAACATATTTGTTAATGCTGGAACTGCCAACTGGTGTTCGCTCAGAGAAGAAACGATCCAATGCTTTAATAGTAATAGGCTCGGATGCTGCCTTGGCATTCAATACACCCTGAATAGTTAATGATTTTCCTTCTGGGTCAACATCAGTCACAAACCATGTTCCATTATTTTGAGTAACGCCAGAACCAGAAATTACAATATACTGTCCAGAAATTATACCAGAAATAGCTTCATATAAAGCTGAATCTTGCACAACCATAACACCAGTACCATCAAACACAATTCCTTGATCTGCAGAAACTACTTCTATGTAATCAATAGGATCGATATTCATAGAGGTGGATGGGTTGTTTGTCTTATTAGACACCGCAGTGATAGCCACGTTTTCAATATTAATAATAGGTGACACATCTGGATTTGATGTGATTAGTTCTGCATTAATAATCGCTGTATTTCTTAAAGATGTCAATGTAGATAAATTCAAATCTTTCGCAACAGAGTTTTCCTTAGAAGCAATAACCATTGGAACTGGAGTATAGTTATCCTCACCAGGAGTGATACTAAAGGTGTTTGTATATGGTAGGTTAGCCTGTAAGAATGTTTGGTAAGGAGTTTGCGCTCCGTCCATGCTCTTTCCTGTAACACCCTGATATGTAATAATGCTATTAGTTCCAGTATAATTTTCAATGTTTATAGATGGATTAAACATATCATATGGAACGTCTCTAGATGCTAGTACACCATCGCCACCACGTTCACCAGTTACGTTAGGAATATCACCAACAGAGAACACAATAGCGCCATTAGTAGTTGGGGCTGCACTTAACACGAATGTACTAGAGTTTGTTATAGAAGCAACTGTAGTGCTGTCAGCAAAGACTCCAGTGCCGCTTGTCTTTATAACTGGTTGTCCAACAAACATATTAGAAGTATCGCCAGTAGATAGTGTAACTGATGTGGTAGAAGTATTTAAAGTTGTCTGTAAATTTTCGCTACCAATAGTGATAACATAACTATCAAGCTCAACAGAATCTATATTATGATTTAGATAGTTTCCGTTGCTATCCAACTTAAAGATCTCATTAGGAGAAACACCATTTAATGGGTTCATGAATCTAAATGGCTCAGTGTTTGATATAATACCATAGTTAGAGTTTGATGTGCTTTTTAGAGTAAGCTGAGTATCGCTGGCGACAGATAAAACTTCGCCGATAACTTTGCCATCTTCTCTGTAGATAACAGCGCCTGGAACAATTGCGTTTGTAGTTGCAAACTTTGTACCAATACCTGAAACGATTGCAGAATTCTTTGCACTATAAATTTCACCAATTGCTACAGGTGGTAGTGCTTTAATAGCTACAACAGATTCTGTATTCATGCCATGGTTGTCGTGCGAAACTCTAACCTTTCTAGAACCTGCTGTGAATAGCAAAGGATTGTTCTGTAGACTAGAATCTGGAACATTAGCATTTTCAAACGCTACGCTACCTACAGTATTAGTTGTAAATGCAGCTTTGTTTAGTTTGAACTTCATATCTGTCATTTGCTCTGCTGTCCAAGTAGAAGCATTTTGCGACTTGAAGAAAACACCCATATATGGCTGCTTGTCGATCTGTCCACCATTCTCTTTAGATAACTCGCCTTGTTTAGCAACAAAGACTTCGGGAACATCAGAGTTAGACAATAGAACTAAACAGTATTCAGTATTACCATTTAAATACGTAGGTGATGGGAACTTGATATTGGTCGCCAAGCTAGAATTGTCAGAAGTTTTAATTTCTGAGGCTGCAATCTGAGTTTTAGATGTTGTTAGTACAGTCTTACCTGGATATCCATTAACAACTTCTCTGATCTCAATCATAACTGGAGCAGAAACATCTTTCTTATAGAAGTATAAGTCTACAGATGTTACAAATACACCATTGGTCTCTTGAACCAAGAATGTCTGAGCTAGTGGGTCATACCATCCAGGTGAGTTTGAGAATCTAGTTTCTGTTGTTTTATCGATGTCGCTATCACTAACTTGTCTTGTTGCCAACTCACCATTGCGGATTCGTTGAATCTGATTTTGTCTTTCTTGGTAAATACCACTGGCAGTAAATGCCTTTGTAGCAGATGACGTAGATGACTTTTTATCATATGTTTCAAAGTCTAGTAATGCAAGCTCGTTTGAACCTGTGTTGAATTTAACAGCAGTCGTGTTCGGCACATAGAATATAAAGTTTAAAGATCCCTGTAAAGAAGTTCTTAATTCACCACCTGCACGAGTAGTTGTTGCAGAAACAACAGCACCTTCAGCTTCGCTCAATGTACCCTTTATAACATTACCTGCAACGAAACCAGTAGTAGTAGCATTAACTGGATATTTTCTATTAACTACATATACAGCAAATTTTCCTGCATCTGGACCTGCATCATATTTTTCCCATCCAACAACTATAGCTGTAACACCAGTTGCAACAGTACCTGCTGAATTATACTCAATTAGAACATCACCAACGCTGATAGATAAATCTGTAGAGTCGCCTGCAAATAATCTTGCAGTTTCAGAATAATTATTACCTGCACGGCTAACAGTATCAAAAATAGAGGACTTGCCAGTTCTTGCATTAAATATAATCTTTTCTGCAGGAGTGCAATACTCTTGTATGTTTCTTCCATCAAAGAATGGATAGAATACGGTATCACCCTTTAGACCCTTTGTCTGAACTGTCAAACGACGAGATCTCATATATGGAAGAATAGTAGTACTTAAAATCTTATCTTCTAAGACTCTTTCATCATAGATAGTCTTCACATAAGTTTCTGTTCCTTTTCTTGACTTAGGCACAGAAACTTGAACAGTAGAAACTGTAAATGACTGACTATTGACACCCCATCCACCAGCAAACCCACCACCACCTACCGAGTATGCAGCGTATGTTTGTGAACTTGTAGTCTTTTCTGAACGACCTGCCCAATTCTTTTCCCAAGAACCCCATATAGTACCAAGTACACCTGCTTTCTCAGCAAGATTCTTAATAGTATTATAGTTACCTTCTTTTTCTTCAACAATAATATCTGGGCGACGCTTAACTTCAAACCATGTGTCACTTGCTGGAGTTATAGTCATGTTACCCAAGAATGTAAAGAACGCAAATGGGTTAATTTTTTCACTAGATGAAGATCTCACCTGTTCAATATACGTGGTTTCTGTAAATGGTAATGTAATATACTTACCAGTCAAAGCATAGTTACGTGCAGTTCTATCGTTAGTTGATGATGCTACTTCTACGAATGGAATTTGGTCTTGGACAAAGAATGGACGTAACATTCTAGATTCAAAATCAATAGAATTTAGATAATCTGGATTTGTAGTATCTCCAATGGCATGACCAGTAAAGTTATCTACAACAAAACCATTTTTAAATTTCTCAAGACCATCAGCATCGCGTATCGTTAAATTCTGAGTTTCAGATTCAAGTAATGATAGAGATGTATAATATTCTAGGTTGTTAATTCTTTGCTCTAACTTACCAATATCAGCCATTGTATAACGTTTATTATCTACACCCTTAATCAAGATATTTGTAGAAGAAGTGCCGAACGTGTATGGTTGCAGTTGAATATCATACAACAAAACGTTGTCACTAATTTCTGGTGCTGCTGGTTGATTGACAAGTGTAGATACACCTTCGCTGATAGTAACTTTACCGTTACGATCCATAAAGACTTTACACTTCTTGCCAAGATAATATTCTAGATCAAGAACCATGTCTGTGCCAAATTTAGGCATTAATGTTTCATCGTCTGTGAACACGACAGCGCCTGTAAAGTTATCTGTTACTTTAGGTCTAAAGTCAATACAGTCTGCCAAGGCAAATCCGTTGTACACTGGAATTGTCTGGTAAGGAATACCATCATATGATTTAACTGAGAAAAAGTCTCCAGATCCACTATGCTCATAATGCTCAAATACTATTCTAATAGGTGCTGTAGGTTTTGACTTACCATCCTTCAATTGAATGAAAGAAATTCCATAGTATGAATCAGTTTGGTTTGTTATAAAGTTAAATCTATCTGTAATATTTGTGGTATATTGTCCAGATGGCTGACCCCATGATCCAGTATCCATATTGACACTAACTATTCGAATACCATCAGCTTTACCTGTGTAGATAGCGTTAGATTCTCCAATAGATTTAGAAGTAACTGTATGCGTTACGCTCTTTAGAGTTTTGATCTTAGGGCTAGTAGTAACAGATGCATCTAATGTAGTTTGTATAACTACTTGTTGTCCGTTGTTAGAACCTAGTCCAGTGAATTCTATGGTAGTATTGTTATTAGAACGTGTTGCTCCAGAATATGTAAGATTCTGACCAGTTGCTCTGCTTACTAATTGATAAGACCCAATAGCTAATGGATTTGCGAATTGGTATGGAGTATCGCAAGAAACAGCAACAGAGCCAGAAGCTATTGTGCCAATATACGTTCTTGTTGATGTGTATCTAACATCAGAAACATTCTTGATTACAGGATATGGAAGTTTAAATATCAAGCTAGTTGCACCAGCATTGACAAGAGGACGGTACGCCTTTTCTATCTTTACACCTGATGTAGTGTTTCTTGTAAATATGTGAGCAGTTCCTGTGCCTACTGCAGTTATATCCATTTTACCAAGTGACCCACCAGTTTCTGCTCCAGTACGAGAATTATACAGAACAAAAGAGTTTGGTGTTGGTGATGCACTAGTTCCTGCATAAACAAAGTAAGATCCACCGTCAACTAAGCCACCAATAGCATTAGCATCAAAAGATAGAGATGATGTCTTTGTAACTACAGCATCCGCCATAGTCATAGAAGTAACTACAGTGTTAAGTGTAACTGTCATAGATCCTGATGCAGTATTCGCAAACACTACAGCTGTACCACCACTAGAAGTAGAAATTGTAATCTTTTTCGCAGCAGTATCAATAGATCTAATAAAGTATGTAGTAGCTGCCAGCCCACCAAAAGCTGTACCACTTAGTGTAATAGTATTACCCACTGCCATGCCAGCAACACTAGAAACAACTACAAAGTTTGTAGTCTTTTCTACACCAGTTGCTGTAGTAGTAACTGCAGTGATATCAAACTCTGTACCACCACTAGAAGTAGAAATTGTAGCAACATTAGCTGCAAGAGTTTTAATGAAGTAGTTAGTACCTGCTACAATACTGCCAAAAGTCGTGCCTGCAAAAGTTACTTTATCGTTAACAGCAATGTTAGTTGCATCAGAAAGAACAATAGTATTTGTAGAAGGAACGATACTGGTTACAGTTTTGGTTACTTCTGCTGTTAGATCAAGTGTTGCGCCACTAGGGGTTTCAGAGATAGTGAACGTTGTTCCGTTTGGAACAGTTTTCACATAGTAAGATTTATTGGCTGAAATTCCAGCAATATTTGCACCGAATTTAATAACCTTTCCAGCACTTAACCCTGTAGTTGATGGAACTGTAATTACATCAGTTGTAGTATCTACAGAAATAGAATCACCAGAAGAAGTTGAGATGGTACCAGCGTCATAGCTAACTTCAACGCCAGTGCTAAATCCATGAGCAGTTGAAGAAATCACATCAGTGCTAGTATTAACCACGCTTGCACTGGAAGCATCTATTACAATTGATGTTGTTCCTGCCACGTTCGTGTTAAGAGTCATAGCAGTGTTTGAAACTACAGTCTGCACTCTAGAATAGGTACCATTAATGTAAACATATTCACCAGCTTCATATTCTGTTAAGAATGATGTTCCTGTGCCAAATATAGATTTACCACTAATTATAACTGTTCCTGAAGTTTGAACTGCATTTAATGCCAGATCAGCGGTGAATGTTGCTGATGTAGAAGCCGCAGGGATAACAATTTGTTTAATTCTGTTTGTGATAGAATATCTTCTACCATTACCACTTGGAACCAAATCCATAACTACATTAAACAAGAACACTTTGTATCTTGCTTGTGAAGTACCCATAGCCCCTGATTCATATTCAATGGCTCTGATTCTAGCAGTTCCACGCTTGAGACCAGAAGATACGCCTAATGTTACTGTAGGATCTTCATAAAGTAGAACTTCAGGATATGTAGAAACGTCTGGGAATGAGTTTAGATTTTGAACAACAATATATTGCCCAAGATCAGTAGAAAACTGTAAGTCTTGGTCATTGCTAGTAGCTCTTGCCTTTAATAGTGGCGTATAGAATGTTGCTTTGGTTTCTACTTCATATCCAAAAATATAACCTTTACCAGCACCAAGACCGACAGCTAATTTAGCCTCGTCAGCCTCATGTTGGGTTGTAGTTGTATATGTAGTTGATGCAGTATAGACACCATTGTTATATGGAGGAACTGAGACTTCCTGCCACACAACAATACCAGTAGAACCAGCAGTGCTTCTTGGAGTTGTGTTTGAGTCTGAGAATCCAGTATTTAATGCACGATAGAAATTTTTAACACCACCAGCTGTTGTGTGCGCAACGATATCATTTGCTAGATATGGTTTGTTTACAACATATGTTCCACGATCATTATTGCGGAACTCTTTAATGTTGATTGGGAAATTTTTAACTACGTAATTTCCAGACTCATCATATGTTCTGCGTGCCAGCGTGTGTTCTAATTCATTATAAAGAGTCTTGTTCACCAAATACTCTATGTTACCATTTTTGACTCTAAGAATTTCAATAAAGTTAGTACCCTCACCAATCGTGAAATCATAAGACTTTTTAACAAGGTTTAAAGAAATAGTATAACGATGAGCGCCAGGAGCAGAATAGTTAAATGACCCAGCAGCATTGTCTAATAAAGTCTCATCTTCTTCTGGTGTGACTGTATCTTCTACAATCTCTAGACAAATCTTTGCAGTAGGTGTTTTTGAGTATTTGTCGATAACGATTGTTTGGGCGTCAACTAAAACAAAGTTCTTCTTTACATAGAATACACCCTGCTGTATTGTAGCTCCAGAACTAACACCAGTAGCAGCACTAGACTGAACTGTTACACTAACGCCAGTTTCTTCAGACACTAAAGTTTCTGCAGCAGCAAACACTTTAGTTGTTCCATTAGTTCCAGAGTTAATATACTTAACATAAACCATTGACGGATCGGCTGAGGTCTTAGTTGTATATGTTAAAACCTTTGCTCGCACACCTGTAGTCTGTCCAACTAAGATGTTACCGACTAACGCTGGTAAAAATCCATCCGTACCAGAAGTTCCAACTGTTGCTGTTAATTTAACATAAGAAAGCGCATTATCGAATCCAATTTCACCTGGAATGATAACAGAACCTTCTTTAAATAAGTGGTCGCCGACTCTAGAGATTTGCGACTGCAGAATACTTTGAAGTTGATTTAGCTCTCTTGCTTGTACACCGTAACCAGGACGGAATAATATCTTTAAGAACTTCTTGTTTTCGTCAAAATCATCATAGTATGGTTCTGCATTGAAGTTGATTGTCATTTCTTAGCCTTCTTAATAACTTTAGCTATTATATTTATAACTTGAATCTAGTTGTTATCACCAGTGGCTGCTCATCACTTGGTGCAAATGGTGTTTTATTGTCAATAAAAATTAAGTCACCAGAGAATCTATCGACATCTGGTTTTTCCACATACGTTATTGCATGGAAAACACCAGTAATGCTTCTCATAAAGTTTCCTGATTTTATTAGTTCGTCATTGTTATCTATTGCCTGCAAGATTAAAGAATTTGCAGCTTTTGCAATAACTTTGAATTTAACCGCAATGGAAGATGAAGTTACCGTTTGCGATGTGTATACAGTAACTACAGAATTTAATGCTGCCGTAGTAGGTGTAGTTGCCACAGTAATTTTATAGCAGGTGCTGCCAGTAAAGTTATTGTAATTAAATACACTATTGAATTGGTTTGGTGACTTCAATACACAAACTTGACGTACACTAGTCAAAGCATCAAGTGGAACTGCCTTTACCGCAAGTTGAGACAAACGATTATACATTATAACTGTGCGACCGTTTAGCTCATCTACGCTGCTTTTTCCATGACCACCAATTGGTCCAATTATTGCTCTAGTTTGTGCACCAGATCCAACACCATTAATTGTTACAGTAGCATTAGTGTAATCTTTACCACGAGTTATAATGTTTATCTTTGTAACTACACCAGACTGTACGGTGGCAGTAGCAGTAGCACCTGTACCATCACCAACTATAGAAACTGACGTACTTGCTTGAACATATCCAATGCCGCCAGAAACAATTTGGAAGTTGTCTATTGAACCATTGACTGCAGTAAGCTCAACCTGCGCTTGAACCGAGTTAACAGCACCAATAGACGTATCAATTGTTAATTGAGCATCAAATCCTGTTCCAGATGTTGGTGGTTTATTTCTTTTGACCTCGCATGCTGCATACGTATACCCAGTTCCACCATCAATAATAATAGCACCATGAATCTCACCGTTAGTTACATCTACAATAGGTTCGATATATGCCTTTGACTTTTCTGCAACAGATTGTAATGTTGGAATAGATGCAGTAGACAAATATGTAAGTGTAGCATCTCCGTTGGCTACTGCGCCAGTTGTATGTGATGGTGCAGAAGTGCCTAAATTATAAGGGTTTGTTACCGCAGTTACTTTGTAAATTCTATTTTGGTGTGTGATTTCTTGATTCAATGTAACAACAGCACCAGCCACCCATCCATTAGTGAATGATAAAAATGGGGTAGGAATAACGTTATAGCCATAACCAGGGTCAGTCAATACAGCACTCTTTATATATCCTGAAGATACTACACTATTTGCAGTAGCCTGAAATCCAACTGTCGTGTTGGTTAGAGTATGATTCGAACCAACACCAGCAGCTGTTATGTCAATTAAACCAGTTGCACCGCCAGCGAGTGCATTTGTTTGATTATTATATAACTTAACGACATTAGCAGATACTACGTTTGCGTAATATGTAGTTCCATTAGTCAATCCTGCTATAGCAGTTCCAGTACCGTTAGAATAAACTACAGCAGCACCTGTTTGAAAACCATGATTATTGTAAGTTATTGTATCATTGGCAACACTTACTGCAGTGGAACCATTAAATGTAATAGTTGGAGGTATGACAGTAACAGTTGGTGCTGTTGTATAATTTTGTCCAGCAGTCAATAATGTTATACTTTTGACAGATCCATTAGTTGGAGATAGAGAAGCAATTGCTTCTGCGGGAACAATAGTTGCACTGGCGTCTAATCCATATGGAGTTATTACAACTAATGGTACTGTTGTATAACCAGTACCTTGATTAGTAACAACAATAGAAGCTACAGAAGCATTAAGTACTGCAGTACCAGATGCTGGTGTGTCTGGTGTACCACCACTAAATGCAACTGATGGAGCATACAAGTATCCAGAACCTCCAATAAGAGAAACACTTTGAACCAAACCGTTGAATATAGTTACTATACCAGAAGCTGCTACTCCAGCATATGCTAGTGTTGCAGTTCCATTGGTGGCAGAACCGCTGGTATGAGTTGGTGCAACTGTCCCTGTAGTTCCAGCGCCAGTAACTGTATACAATCTACCATCACGTGCTATTTGTTGATCCACTGTTAAAGCAGTAGTTTGTGCCCACTGCACTCCAATTGTGATTGTAGGAGCAGTATCATATCCTTCACCTGTAGTGCCAGAAGTAAAGTCTATTGATTCAATAGTACCAGATAATCTAGCTGTAGCTGCAGCACCTGTTCCATTACCACCATTAAATGATATGGTCGGTGGTAAGCTATACCCAGAACCAATAACAGGAATACTAATTATTGAGCTTATTGGAAATCCCAATGTGGCAGACGCTGTTGCGCCTGTACCACCTCCAGAAGTTATTGATACTGTAGGAACTTGAGTGTATCCAGAACCTGCGCTAGATAATGCAATATCAAGAACGTTAACGTTCACCACAACAGTTCCTGATGCAACGCTACCAGTTTGATATGGTGCTGGGAAATTAACTACCAATCCTTCGTTGCTAGTGTACCCAGATCCACCATCAACTACCGAAATCCCTGTCATTACATAAGGGTTTGCTTGTCTGTAACCATCACCAATAATTTCTAGTTCGGTGTTTAATTTTTTCGCTGGAGATAAAGATGTTACTCTCAATAGAGGTTCATTGTTTGCAATTGTTATTACATAATATGTAACACTTTCTACAACTTCAGTAGCTACAGATGCTACTGATCTAACTTCACCATTGACTTCAACTCTGTCTGTAGCAACTAGAGAAAGGATTGCAGAATTTGTACCATACAACTTTCTTAAGTTGGTTACACCACTAACAGTCTTAGTTGCTATACTTCCAAGACTTGTGTTTTCATGATACTTGGTTCCTTTAAGATTAAAGACAACCTGAGATAATCTACCATCACTGTAGTATCCAGTTTGTAAAGCATTTACAACTGGCATCTGTGATGAGTTTAAAAATTTGTTTCGAAGATATAATGGAATGTTATACATGAATTTCCACACATAACCATCTTCTACGATATTAATAAAACCTGTGGACTGACCTGTAGGCTTTACAGCCGACGAACTGTTTCTGTTATTTGAGATACATTTATATACATTAAATTCATCTGTTAAGATATAAAAATTTGATGTATCTAGTGAAGTAGCTCCAGAAAAAGCCACATTAGTTTCGCTGTAGTTATCGTATTGATCGTATACTGCGCCCAAGACCCAGTTGATACGATCAATAACTAAACATACATCATTTGATAAAATCTCTTGACATGTAACTATATTACTTCTGGTAGTATATTCATATTCTAAAGTATCAATAGCCGATTGTGGAGTCTCCGCAAGATCCCATGGATCTGTTTTACCGAACGTATAGTAATACTTGTTCTTCTTGCTAAGAATCTCATCTAAAAGAGTCTTAGCTAAAGAAGAATGTATCGCATTCTTTAGAATTGAAGTTGCCATTTGAATATTAGCTTACAGTGATTGTCCAAGTGATAGTGATAGTATCAGAAGTGGTTTTTGTAACTACACCGAATACGGTACGACATAACATTGTACCACTAGTCAATGCATTAAAAATACCAGCTTCTGTAATAGCACCAGAATAAGCACCAGCAAAAGTTGCTTTATAGGTAACTTGGTTACCAGTAGAACTAACTTCTGTAAATGTAACACGTGCGCCGTTAGCAGTTCCTAGTGTCGTGTCGGTGCCAGCGTTAACGGCAACAACACCAGTACCGATACCCATGTGAGTCATGGCAGTTGGTGTGTTGGTAGTAGTCTTAATCATAGAGCCAGCAATAAAAGTCTTGCCAGTGGCAACAACTGTATTCTTAACTTTACGAACATCGACTAATTTACCGTCGGCATTAAATTTTTCGATTGTCAAGTAACCTACTGGACTCAGTAGATCTTCAACATCATTTTTGTTTTCATTTTGGGTCATATTAATTCCTTAAAAAGTTCTTGTTCTTGCAAGGTATGTTTCATCAGCAAAATAGCTAAAATCATCATTGTATTGGTTGAAAAACACATTCCCGCTATCACTATTTATTACGAAAGATTGGGATGGGGTTAAGTTTAAACTTGAGTTGTTTCTGGTGAATGTTAATCCAGTTAGAGTGCCTGCAGTTGTTGCAATAGGTACGTTTGTTCCATATTCAGCTAACGTAAATGTATTGGGGGTAACACTACCATTTGTAGCGAGTAACTCATATAAATTAATAACACCAGGAATGTATCCAGAGATACTACCAGTACCTGTATTTGTTCCAGTAACTGATATAGTAAAGACATTTTGACCAAAGTAAATCTGATTACAAGTAAATGTTCCTGCAGTTCCTGTTACTTGTACATTAGCTAAAACGTTTTCGATAGTAGGTGGTACCACACGACTGAATAATTTATCAATCAATAGTGGAACAGTATCTGTTGCTGTTACTGGTGGCGAACTGAATGGCGCTTGTACATAATCTAGCGATGGACTACTACTAGGAGAGAATGAACTTAGAAGCTGATAGAATTGCTCTATATTTACTGAATGAAGGAATAGTCCTGCTTGTAAAATACTTGTAAATGCGGGATTGGGATCTGTAGCTGGGAATTCGTTTAAAACGATATCACGAGCGGCAGAAAATGTTTGTTGTGGTAAAACAGTAGTGAATGCGGGATTAGGATCTGTAGCTGGGAATTCGTTTAAAACGATTACTTTAGGCAATTCATGTACAAATAGTTCCGCTTGTAAAATACTTGTGAATGCGGGATTAGGATTAGTAGCTGGGAATGCGTTTAAATTGATTTCTGATACAAAAATTGGGTCACCAAAAGATATAGTAGATGCTCTAGAATCTTTCAGTTCTATATCAAACAAGTACGTTTTAAATGAACCCTTTAC